CACGGCGTACCGCTCGCTCTCCTCGGCCAGCGGCACGTCGCCGCCGCTGGTCCAGCGCCACCCTGACCGGCTGCACCGCACCCAGCTCAGCGCCACGCCGCCGCTCTCCGCCCGCGCGCGCAGATGCACCGGCGCCGGCGGCATCAGCGCCTCGCCCCGGATCGTCAGCGCCGCCTCCACCGGCGCGATGTCGCCGAGGCCCAGCGCCGCGATCCGCAAGTCCGCGCCCGGTTCGCCGCTCATCCCCAGGGCGGCCAGCGGCTCGGCCAGCCGCGCTTCCTCGATCATCAGCACCGCTTCGCCCGCCTCGTGGCCCGCCATCGCCCATTCGGTCCCGCGCAGACCGCGCCGCAATCCGCTCAGCCGCCAGGCCACAGGTCCGATGCGGTCCGCCCGCTCGAACTGGATCAGTTCGCGTCCGACCAGGCACAGGTTGCGCCCCTGCCCCATCGCCACCTCGTCCGCATGGGTCAGCAGCATGTCGTCGGCCAGCAACGTCACCGCCAGCGTCCCGGTCCGATCCACCAGCGTCGCGTCTCCCGGCGGCAGCACCGCGTCCGCCGTCCCCATCACCGCGCGCAGTCCGCTGCGCCCGGCCGGCGCCGCCTCGCCGCTCGCCCCCATCAGGAACAGCGCCGCGCTGCGCCAGCCCGCCCCGCCGCTCGCCGCAGCGACAAGCAAGGGCGCGCTCGCCACGCCCTCGCGCAGCGGCGGCAGGTCGATCAGCATCAGGCGCGTCGGCCCATGGGGCGCATCGCTCTCCCGCACGATCGTGCCGGATGACGCTCCCGCCGGCACCGCCCCGCCCGCGCCCGGCACCCGCCGCAGCGACAGACGCACCGCCATCGCCTCCCACTCGCGCTCCTCGATCCGCCACAGCCCCGGCACGCCCGCCACCGTCACGACATCGCCCGGCAAGCGCGCCAGCGCGCTCCAGTCGCAGCGCAGCGTCATCGTCGCCCGCCCCGCCCAGCGCGCGCCCAGCCGTGCCGCCGCCATATCCCGCGCGGCGTCGGCGGCCAGCACGGCGGGCAGGTCGATCCCCTGCTCCTGCCGCCCCGGCCCCGGCCGCACCGCCCGCTGCACGCCCGCCTGATAATCGCGCGCGGCGTCATAATGACGCAGGCTCAGCGCCACCGGCACCCCGTCCGCCGCGCCGCCCGCCTGCGCCAGCGGATCGACCGCGCGCCCGTTCACCCGCCGCGCCAGCGCCGCGCCGCCCGTCTCCGCCACCGCGCCGCCCGCCGCGACGAGCCGCAACCCCGCTTCCTCGGCCCGCAGCGCCAGCCCCCGCGCCTCGATCAGCGGGGAAAGCGCCGCGCCCACGTCCGCCCCGTCGGCGGCATAGCCGTCCACCGTGCCCAATCCCGCGCCCGCGATCCGCCCGTCGCTCAAGGACGCCGCCATCGCGCCGATCGCCACCGGCCCGGCGTCCGCCTCGACCTCGAAGGTGAGGGAAGGGATGCGGTTGCCATAGTCGGCCAGCGCCAGATCCTCGAACACGACATAGGCGATGCCCCGGTGCGCCGGCGTCTGGCCGACCCCCTCGGCCGCCGCGATCAGCGGATCGACCGCCTGGCCCTCGCCGCCGGGATGGATGCGAAACCCGCCCAGCTCCGTCTTGAAGTCGCCCGCCGCCCCGCGCAGCAGATTGCCGTCCGCCCAGATGCGCCCGATCCCCCGGATCGCCCGCGCCGACAGCGCGACCGCGAAACTCGCGCTATAACTATAGGTCGTGACGCTCGGCCGCCCCTTGCCCCCGCCCTGCCGCTCGCGCGTTTCTGTGAGGTCGGTGGCCCAGATCACCGTGCCCGCCACCCGCATGGTCCCGAAAATCCGCGGCAGCTGCGCGCCATAGCTCGACGTCTGCACCTGCAATTCGCGCAGCCTTGCGCCTTCCCGCCCCTTGGGCCGGAACAGCACCTCCCGGTCGAAGACATTGCCGATCAGCCCGCCGATCGCGCCCCCGATCGGCCCGCCCAGCACATTGCCCACCGCGCTCAGCACGATCGTCGCCATCGTTTCCGTCTCCCCCCAATAATACACTCAGACCGTTCGCTTCGAGCGAAGTCGAGAAGCCTGTTTCGAGCGAAGTCGAGAAGCCAGCGCCCTACACCCGCCACCACGACAGCACGGGCCACGGCGAACCCCCCGGCATCTCCACCACTCGCCGCAACCCCGCATGGGCGTGGACGAACCCGCCGTGGCACGCGATCATCAGATGCAGCTGCACCGGTCCCGGCCGCACCAGCGCCACGTCCCCCGCGCATCCCTGCGCCACCATCCGCAGCCCCGCCGCGCGCAGCCCCGCCTCCGCCTGCGCCACATCGCCGCTCCGCAAGCCATAGCCGATCGGCGCATCCAGCCCGGTCGCCACCGCCACCAGCCCCACGCAATCCAGCCCGTCCGTGCCCCACCCGTGCAACCGGAACGGCACGCCGACGCAGGCCCGCGCCCGCGCCACCACTTCATCCCCGCTCATGCGCCGGGGTATCGGGTCAGCAGGTCCATGCCCGGCAGATAGGGTTCGCCGCGAAAATTGGCGGCATTGCCGAACCTTGCCGCGCAGGTCGCCATCTGCCGGTCGCACCCCTCCGTCAGCAGCGCCAGCGTCCCCGCCGCCACCGCGAAGGCCGGCGGATCGGTCAGCGTCACGCCGTCCGCATCATTGTCCGCCACCCCCTGCGTCAGCCCCGTATTCTCCCCCGTCATCCAGCGCAGCGTGCCGAAGGCATAGGCCCCCGGCTCCAGCCCTGCGGCCGCAACGACGGCATCCGCCACACCCGTCACCGCCACCACCCGCCGCCGTGGCGCCATGTCCACCCGGCACTGGCCATCGCCCAGCCGTGCGCGACAATCGGGCGACGTGCTCGGGGCCACCGGCCCACCCAGCACCGCCGCCGCGCCGATCAGCTCCGCCGTAAACGCCGCGCCCGTCCGCGCCACCGCGCCGATCTCCCCCCGCGCCAGCAACAGCCACAATTCGCCCGGCTCCTCCCACTGCGTCAGCCGCAGTTCAAGGCTCCCGCCGTCCCAGCGCCCCGCCATCAAATCGCGCTCGGTCAGCGCATCGCTCGACAAAGCGCCCGCGACATCGCTGTCCTCGCCGTCCAGGCCGATGCCGCTGCGCACCGCCGATGGCGTCATCCCCGGCGCGGCGCGATAGAGAAGGCCGCCAATCTCCAGGTCGCGATCATGGCTGGTAAGGCCGATCGCCACCCCGTCCCGCCGCTCGATCCGCCAGCAAAAGGCGAGCGTCGAGAGCGGCTGCGCCAATGTCTCGACCGCGCTCATTCGCGTATCTCCACCAGCGGCACCGACGGCGCTTCCCCGGCGGCGAAGGTCGCGCGATTGATTTCCAGCCGGTCCTCGGCAAAGCGCACCGGCACGTCGAACCGGTATCCGGCGGTCAGCGCCACGCCTGTCGCTGGCGCAGTATCGAAGGCGATGACGCCCAGCCCTGCATGAACCCAGCCGCCCGTCATCTCGACGCCATCGGCCGCCACGCGGATGCTGCCCGCCACCGGCCGCGTGATCCGCCGCCCCTGCGCGTCCGCGCCCTCGCCATAATAGCGCATCAGCGGGAACTCGCTCGTCACCCCGTCGCCGATGCCCAGCGGCTGGTCGATCGGCGAGGGAACCGTCCCCGCCGCCCCGCTGCGATCGTCATAGGGATCGGTGAAGCGGAACCCGCGCGCCGCCCCCCGCCGCGCCCGGAAAAATTCGATCAGCACCCCCATGTCCGCCTCGGACCGCACGCCCGGCCCGGCGTCGAAGGACAGGCGCGCATCGGCCCAGTCGCTGCTGCGGCGCTCATGGCCGGACGGGCTTTCCACGATCTGCGTCGAAAAGGCCGGGCTGATGCTCGCCTCCCGCCCGATGCTCAGGGGAAACAGCACATCGTCAAAGGCTTGCACATCATCCTCCCCATGTAACGTAAAGCAGGTAAAGCCGTCGCGGCACACCTGCGGCAGCGCCCAGATGAACGTTGCCGCCGTCCCGCGCGCGACCGCCGCCTGCGCCGCGTCCGCGATCCTGCGCCACTGCCCCGCCTGCTCGGGCAGCAGCACGAAGCCCGCCAGATAATGCTGCTCCTCTTGTCGGTAGCCCAGCCGCGCCGTCGCCATCTCGACCCCGCGCGCCGTCAGATTGGGCCGCCCCTCCGTCACCCAGTCATAATCCTCCAGCTGCAACACATCGAAGGCCGGGTGCGCCCATCCCACCGGCATGTTCGCCCGCTTCGCCTCGGGCGCGCGGGGATCGAGGATCGTCGGCAGATAGGCGAGCAGATGCGTCACCGCGTCCGGCGCGATCCCCTTCACATGCGCGCACAACGCCGCCGTGGACGCCGCCAGCAAAGCCCCCGCCGCGTCCAGCAAGTCGCGCTGCGCGTCGTCCAGGTCACCCCACACACTCGCGATCGACACCGGCGCGCCGCCCAGCGCCGCCCGCGCCGCATCGTCATAGAGGCAGATGCGCCCGTCCCCCGGCATCACCCACCACCACGGCTCCCCCACCTGAAACAGGATCGGCAGACCCGCTTCCAACCCTATGGCAACAAATGCGCCCGCCACCTGCCGCAGGTAGCCCATCGCGCCCTCATGCGCGGGCGACAGCAAAGTCGAGGGCGGCACCCATCCGGTCAGCGCCGGCGCGCCATCCTCCGCCCGCTGCTTCCAGTCGCCCCAGCAATGCTCGTCGAACAATTCGTAGGACAGCGACCAGATGACCCCCATCCCCATCGCCTTCGCGCGCGCCGCGAAATCCCGGTGCCAAGCCGCGCACGGCGCATTGAGCACCCCGCCCGCCAGGCTGACGTAAAGTCCTTCGCCAAGCCGTTCGAGCCGGAAATAATGGCTCATGCCCACATAATGGTTGATCGCCCCGCGATAGCCCAGCGCATGGATCGCCTCGACGACCCGCTGCGGCGTCTGGTTGAAGCAATCGTCATAGCCGGTCGCCATCGACAGCCCATGTTCGGGCAGCATCACGTCACCCACCGCGATCACCGATCCCGCCCCGTCGCAACGGATGTCGCTCAGCTCCGCCCAGCCCTCGACAGCGGCGGCAAAGGGCGTCGTGCCCTCGTCATAGTCCGGCGGCACCAGCGAGATGAACATCCGGTCGATGTCCCCCGCCCACACCGGATCGGCATCCTCGGGCAGGTCATATCCGCCCACCAGGTCGGCAAAATCCAGCGTGATGACAGCATCTTCCGGCCCGCCGTTCGCATGGTTCCACAAGCGCACATACCAGCTTTTCGCCGCCCCGCTCTCGTCCCGCCCCTCGATCGTCAGCGTCGGCCCGTGCGTCTCGTCCAGCCTGCGCACGCCCCCGCTCCGCCACCGGAACGACAGCACACACTCCCGAAAATCCCGCGCCGTCTCATAGGCGAGCAGCGTATGGCTCCATCGGTCCTCCGCCTCCCAGATCAGCCCCGCCAGATCGCCCGACCCGTAAAACACCGCATCGACCCGCACCGCGTCGGGCGCGGTCGTCACCACCCCCGCCATCATCGGCCGGGGAAAATTGACGGTCCAGTGCGTCGCGGCGAAGCGCTTCATGAAGCGCGTCTCCTGCCCCCGCCGCGCGTCCGCCAGCCAGTAATTCAGCCCGCTCATCGCTCCAGCGCCCCCTTGACCGCCCGCGCCACCTGCCGCGCGCTGCGCGCCAGCAACCGCGCCTCATTGGCCTCGCCGCCGCCATTCACCGCGATCCGGACCCGCACGTCGCGCCCGCTCCCGCCGCCGCCATGCGCCACCACCTGCCCGCTCGTCGTCGGCACGAACATCTCCGGCCCGCGCTCGCCGACCAGATACGCGCGTCCCGGCGCCACCGGCCCGCCCGTCGCCCGCCCCGGCAGCCCCAGCGCGGCCGTCAGCAGCGACGTGCCCAGGGTGAGCAATCCGCCACCCCCCGCACCGCCGCCGCCGACCGCCCCCTGCAACGCGCTGCCCGCAATCGCGTCCAGCACGCTCAATGCCATCCGCCGCAGATCCTCGAAGCCGAACTTGCCGGTCCGCACCGCGCGCAGCAGCCCCTGTTCGATCCGCAGCCCCGCCCGCTCCGCCCCGGCGGCCAGCGGCCCCTCCATGCCGGCCCGCATCGCCTCCACGTCGCGCGACAGGCCCGCCGTATCGGCCCGCACCCGCACCACCAGCGTCTCGACGTCCTCGTCCATGCCCTTCCCCCCACCAGAAAATGCCCCTCCCCTTCAGGGGAGGGGTTGGGGTGGGGTCTAGCCCCACGCACCACA